GAGCCTTGAGGTTGGAGCCAGTTGCACGATTATATTTAGCTCTGCCTTTAGCAGTGAGACCACCCTTGCGGGATTTCTCGCCTCTACCTATACTTAGACTTACGCTTTTTTTTCTTGCCATGTTTACAAGGACATTTCTTTGCCATTATTTTTTCATGATTTTCTTTTGTACGGACTTAGGTAGTTTTGACATACCTTTGCTCATACCTTTTTTAGAAGGTCTCCCTTTCTTACTTCCGTAAGTTCCCTTACCCATTGGCATAATAATCTCCTATACTTTTAAGTTTGATGCGGATAATTTTCTAAGCACGTCATCTCTGAACGCTTGGTCTTGTGTATATTCTGGTTTGTTCATATCCCGTACGACCTCTGCCATACTTCTGTAGGATTCTTGTGGGGATTCTTTACCTGTTACGATTTTAGAATCACGCCCATTAGCATCTTCGTATTGTCCCATAAGTGCCTTCACTGCAAATTTAATAGCTGTCTTATTTCCTGTAGTTAGTACTTGATCGTAGTTGTCTTGATCTTCTTTAGATAGATTCTTACCAGCCCAGTCCATTAGTGATTGGTAACCTTCTTCTCCATTTGCTATGCTCTTAACGTCAGCAATTTCTGCATCAGTTAGCGTAGCTGCTGGAGCATCAAAGCCAACTTCCTCACGTACACCTTTAAGGTATGAGTCAACTAAACTTTTACTTAAACCAGCTTGTCCCAGTTTGTCATACATTTCATCAGACAAAGTACCGTTGTTCTCAACAAAATGTTTGTTCATTTCAAACGGGTCTATGTTATTATCTTTAAATGTATTACCTAACTGTTCACCATATACTTCGTTAGCTGTTTCATAATTAACAGAACCATCTTCACTATAGAACTCAAATTCTTGTGCTGGTTCTGCTGTATCTTCAGCTGTACTTGCGGGGGATTCCCCTAGTTTCTTTTGCAGTTCAAGGTATGCTGTCTCTAATTCTTCGGCACTTTTGTATTTACCAGCAAGCATGTTGTCTTGCTTTGCCATAAGTTCTTCACCGATCTTTAGAGACTCGGCTTCTTTAGCTGCTATTTCATTTGCTACTACAGGATCTTCAGAGGTGTCGTAGCGTATTGTTTCTGCCATAGTTATTGTGGTGGTTGTGGATTACCCCCCATTCCTAATGCTTGTTGCATAGCTGGGGCGAGGTCTGGATTCTTAGATGGATCCATTAATGGTGTACCAGCAAGTTGTCCAGCTTGGTCAGTCAGAGACTGCATTTGCTGTGCTTGCATAGCTTGTTGTTGCTCCTGATTACGTTCATCCATACTCTTAACGAGGTTTAGAATGTCGATACCTTGAGCTGCTGCTAGACGCTTGATAGCTTCATCAGCATTTAGATACTGAGCTAAAGCTTCTGGCCCCATAGTCTGTGCTATGGTTGTTATAAATTGTACTAATGACTCTCTATCTTGTCCTCTACCTAGTGCATTTATACCTGCAACTATGGTAGGCTTGACTAAATTTTGAGGGACACTAGGTATCTTTTTAGATTTAGTAAGAGTGTGCATCTTACGGTTGAGATATGGTATAAGGAACTCTGTTGTGAGCAAGCTGAAGAGTCCTCCAAGCTGTCTCTCTAGTTCCATCTGTGTCATTCTAACCTCTTCCGCTGTAGTCCTCTCTGACTGCCTTACAGACAGCACTAGGAAGGCTTCAGCTAATCTCTTTTCTAAGGTATTTACCAGTTGAAATGCTGTTTGAAAGTCAGCAGTTTTACCTACCTGAACTACTCCAATATCATCTGGTCTACCTTGTATAATTGCACCGTTACCTGCGTTGGCTAGCGATGCTGGCTTGGTTGTAGCTGAGGGTGACACAGTAAATACAACTTTAGCTGCTGCTGCACTACCTTCAACGAGAGCTTGCATCAATGCCTCTAAAGATTTTAAGTCCCCAAGGAACTCTTCTACTCTAGAACGACCATAATCTTCTCCGTCAACGGTTACAAAACGTAGTGGTAGCCAAGGAGTTTTATCCAATGGAGCCTTACCTTGACTATCTGGTAACATCATGCCATTAGCTTCTTGATACCAGTACCATCCTTTCTCGTCTCTCTTCACACATGTATATACATCTACATCTTTACTACCGTTGTAGTCACCTTGGTCATCATCGTTGGGTGTGTTAGGTTGTTTGTCAATTTCTGGAAGGTCTAGTAGTTTCTTACTGACTCTTTCCTTAGTGACAATCTCCATCACCTCTCCGTTACCGTCACGTTCAACACAATACCTATTGAGTGGATAGACTTTCATACCATCCTTACCCATAAAGAGTAAAGCATTGCCTGTTACAACTAAATGTTTAAGGGCAGCAAAGATCTGTACTCTATCTGTAGAGGCAGCTATGCTTTCCATTATCATTCGTTCTATCTTAGCAAACGACAAGTCAAGCTCACTCTTCATCTCTGGTGGTATTTCTACACCAAGCTTAGAGTCATCGAGTTGTAACTTAAAGAATGTCGTGCTAGGAGGTAAGAGCCCAAGCATTAGTTTAGAACTCAGAGTGACTACTCCTTTAGCTCCAACGCTCTGCCAGGGTGTGACAAATGATTGATAGTTGGTATTCTCATTACGCATAATCAGTGTGGGAATGGTTAGTTCCGCACACTCGTATGCTGATTCTAGGAATTGTTCACGGGCTGACGATAACTCGTTGTATCTTTGCCGTGCTTTCTTCATGGTTTAGTTGTGCCTCCACCACCTTGACCACCGCCACCAGATACGTTTACACCTTGAGGTGTGTTAATACCTTGTAGTCCACCAGTTGTTGGTTTAGTTGTAGCAAGTTGTGAAGTACCTTTAGTACCTTTCTTAGCCACCTTCTTAGCTGTTACCTTTGCCTTCTTCTTAGTCTCATCCTCTGAGATAGGAGTAGGTGTAGGAGCAGTAGGCATTTCTGTAGGAGCCTGTTGTATTGGTAGTGGGGGTGGTGGTGTTGTTGGTGGGGCTGGTACGGGTGGTGGGGGAGGAGCTGATCTACCGCCACCAAAGATACTTGAAATAAGACTTCCGCACATAATTATTCTCCTGATTTTAATTTATTTTTTAGTAATCTTATGATTGATAGTTGACCAGCCCTATAGGATATTGCTTTCTCTGATAGGTTGTGGTCTGGAAACTTGTCTGGAAACTGTTGGTCGAGTTCATCTATAATCCTCTCGATACGTCCCCAGTCAAGAGTACTGTGGTAAGTTGGTGTTTGCATGTTCAAAAAATGCGGGCATCCTAGCTCGCTTAGTGTCAGAAAGTTCTGGGGCTTTGCCCTCATACATTAGACGATCACTAGAATCAGTCCAAAATTTTCTGTTTAAATATTTGTTGTTTGCTGTGGTCTTCAATGGTTCAAAGATCCAATTAATTGTAGCTTTCCTAAGTTTATCCAAAGAAGTACTAGGGCGTAAGCCCAGATCAGCACATACAAGACTATTACAAGCAACGTGGATCTGTTCATCTCTGGAGATATCAGCCGATACTGTCCTAAGAGCAGCATCGCCACAGAAGCGATTGAAAGGTAAAATAACAAAGAATATTGCACGTTCTGCTACCAATGCTTTGAGTATAGTGTGGTCTGGGTGAGCTATCCACGCATCACGTAGTAGCTTTGCCTCGTTCTCAGCTTTTTCGTCTAGTCCGTGGACATCAGCAACGTAACCGAGAGCAAGGTCATGTCTCTCCTCGTCTTTTACATTGTCAACGAGAAGTGTTCTAGCAATTTCGGGAACCTCTTTACTAAGTGTTTCCGTAATAAAGGAACCAACTGGTAGCTCCATATGGCGTATTGCCAAAGCACGGTAGATGGCTTCTTCACTACCGTCAAGGAGGACTCCTTTCGTTGGCTTAACGGGAGTCCACTTTCTTTTCCTGTGTAATAACTTATCATAAGGGTTCATTCTTCACAACCTATACATGTAATGGGTTTATTTAATATCCCACTCAAGTAATCATCGACATCACTTTCATCTAATGCAGCAAACGCACTGGACTTATCTTGTGTATCACCCATTACTTGTAGGGAATAATATAAAGATGTTTGGGGGCTGTCCAGCCACTCTTCAACGAACGTATTGTCGTAGGTTACCACATCACTCCAAGAGTTAAATGAGTATCCGTGAAGAAGTCCCGTTTTATTGAGCATTGTCATTATGCCGTCTGCTACACGCTTGTATGCGTCCCAGCCAACTTCCGAGGCGATCTCAACTTCGCCATAATTATATGATGTGACTCCAAACGTACCGCTATCACGGTCTACGCTTCGAGCTATAGGTGGTGCAATCTCAGGGCATGCTGTATAGCCATCGAGATCTTTAGAGTTGTAACTACATGAGGCAGTAGGAGCTATTGCAAAAGCTCTTTGCATACCATGTAACCATGCTATATCACAGGCTGCTAATATACCACGCTTGAGTGCAAACGCTATTCTAAGAGCATTTTCTGGTAAAGAGCTGTCAGATTCTGAGGTCTCCACACCGTAGTTTACTCTGTCTAGTGCCTCACCAAACTCTGCATAAGTTACTTTGTAACGTCTGAGGAGGTTGGCAAGACCGAGCACTCCAAGCCCCACTTGTTTGTCATTGTTCGGGGTAAGGTATTCTCCAGATTCTCCAACACCTGTCCTTGCATGGAGATTACACAACTCGGACATAGCCGTAGTGAAACCCTCTTGTATGTTGCTGATAGTACAGGCAGCGAGATTGACATGCTGTAACAGGCATGTGCCTCGTGAGGGCAGGTAAACCTCAAGACAGACGTTGGAGTAGATTCGTTGGTCATTGT